CTCGTACACTTGCATACGTCGCGCGCTACATTTACCGTCGATAGCATAGACTTATAATCGCGCTACATTTATAGTCCGTAGCATAGACCTCGATTTTAAGGATTCGGAACCATCGGTTTTAAAGATCCGTAACTTGCTCGCTAAATTTTACTTCGATAGCATAGAAGTAGTACAGGTACAAACAAAATATACAATACAAACAAACGCTGTCAACATTGTTTTTGGTTTTTCTGTAACAAATATGGGTAAATTCAAATAGTAGAGAGTGATCCAACACATGGGTACACTCTCACCGGGTTCAGCCGGCACCGAGACGCCTTACGTCTGTGACAAGTTTACATACAATAGTCAACCGACCCATCTTGGCGGCACTACCCAATCCCGTCATGATCGGCGAATTATGCAAAGGTATGAGCGACTGCTTCTAGACGTCCTGACCTCATATTAAAGAATTAAGATAGCATAGGAAAGCACACGCATACATTAGATACAACACATATATAACGTACAAAGAAAGATGATGTTAATCATCATCATCGAAGTTTCGCTGGAAGACTATCGTGTCTTCAGACGCCTCCGGGATGAAATAGTGCCCCACTGGCACCATCTCTCCTCTCTCAGGAGGCTCCATCTGGACATTCTCTTGCTTCTCTATAATGTCCCTCCTCCACTGGGCAAATGTCACGTTCGACTTGTGTCCGAGTTCAGCCAGTTGACCTATCAAGGTCGCAACTGCTTCTTCTCCATGGTGACACATCATCTCCACTGCCTGGTCAACCTTCATCTGCATGATTCCAAGATCTCCATCGTTGATCTTCTTCTGCCAGATTAGTTCTCTGTGTATCACCTTCTTTGGCAAAGGTGCTGACACATACCCCCTGTTCTCAACAAAGGGACTCTTGAGAAACGTAAGATCGTCAAAGTGATCAGTCAGTTCCAACTCATCTCCCTTCGAAGCTCCAGTCACTGTGTAACCTAAAATGTTCAACACGTTTGCAACTGAAGCTCTATGGTAATAAGCCAAAACTTCCATTCCTGCTGTCACTATGACGTCGTCTCCATATGTCAAGCATCGCACCCGTTTCGTGAACACGTCCAAGTTCCTCGGCACGCCTGCCATCAACTGACTCACCACCAACGCAAC